AATACAAATCTAGCGGCCATATCGTGCCCCCAATCAGCTGATGGCCACCTTCCCCGCGCTTACGCCCAGCAGCCGCACCTACACCCCGGCCAGTAGCCCGAATACCGCGTTGCGGGTGCTGACGGGTGACGAATCCAGCGTGCGCCATAGCAGCAGCAGCGTTGGCCATCGCCTGCGCATGGGCTTTCAGCAGATCAGCCGCGCCGATCATTACAGCCTGATCAGCCACTACGCGCTGCATGGCAGATTCGAGGCGTTTGATCTGCCATCTGAACCGCTCGCAGGATCTGGCCTCACATTCCCATCGGGGTATCAATGGATCTATGTGAGCCCACCAGAGACTGAGGAGATCTGCGGTCAGATCGTCTGCAGCGTTGAGCTGGAGCTAATCCCGCCGCAACCTTTCACCGGTGGTGGTGGATCACTGCCAATCCTTACCTGCCCCGCTGGCCAGCAGTCCGGCACGCAAGGCACATTCACGCAGACCTTTGACATCGGCCCTGGCGCAGGCACCTTCAACCTGACCTACAGCACTTTCACTGTTGCCGATCGGATCATCATCACCGGCGCTGCAGATTACGACTCCGGCTTTGTCAGCGGCACCAATGTCACCGTTCCAATCACCAAGACCACCACAGACCGCTACATCTACGTGACCGTGGAAGCACCGACCGCCGGGACAGAATGGAACTACACCATCGGCTGCACCTACTGAGATGGCTGATTTCCCTGCCCTCTACGCCGATCGGATCACTTATGACATCGGTGCGCTGAATATGAGCGAGGAGGCGACGATCGGCGCGGGGCCGATTCGCTTCCGTCATTCGCTGCGCACCACCGGCGGCTTAGTGAGCTTGGAATACACCAACCTCACGCAGACGCAAATCCAGCAGATCCGCGACCACTGGACCGGTAGCGATGGCACGCACCGCTACTTCGCAGTGCCTGTCGCCGTATGGGGTGGCGCACCCGTTGGCGAAACCACATCAGTCTTCCGCTATGAGGAGCCGCCAGAGGAAGAACACTTTGGCGTGTTCTTCAATGTCACGGTCACGCTGCGGATGCTGTTTGGCATCAATCTGCTTTATGTGTTGTACGGCGGCACTGCAACGCTGGCAGCAGTTGCGGCGTTCCAGTCGTTTGCTTTCACAGGCAACGCCCCGTTTATCCTTGATGCAAATGCCGCTGATCCTGAGGATCCAGAGGCAACACTGATTCTCAAAGGCGGAGGCGCCGACCAGTGACAACACCTACCACCGTCAACGTCCGGCTGCAGTTGCGTGCTGATACAGCCGCGAACTGGACTGCGGCAAATCCGACGCTGCTGGCGAATGAGGTAGGGCTCGAGACTGATACCAAGAAACTGAAAGTAGGCAACGGCAGCAGCGCGTGGAATAGCCTCGCCTACTTCCCCAGCATCGTCAGTGGCGGCACGGTGCTCGGTAACCTCGAGATCGGCAGCACTGGCACGCTGACCTTTGAGGGCAGCACTGCTGATGGTTTTGAGACCACGCTGGCCGTCACCAATCCAACGGCTGACCGCACGATCACGCTGCCCAATCAGAGCGGCACCGTAGTGGTGAGCGGCAACGCCAGCATCGTCAACGCCGACATCGCGGCCAACGCTGAAATCGCGGTTAGCAAGCTGGCGAACGGCACCGCCAATCAGGTGATCGTCACCGACGGCACAAATGTCAGCTGGTCCGATGACCTGACGCTGGCGGGCAACCTGACCGTCAACGGCACCACGACCACCATCAACACTCAGGACCTGCTGGTCGAAGATAAGAACATCATCATCGGCAATGTCACCAGCCCGACTGATGTAACCGCCGACGGCGGTGGCATCACGCTGAAAGGCGCCACCGACAAAACGATCAACTGGGTTGATGCCACCGATGCGTGGACCAGCAGCGAACGCTTCAGCGTGCCGCTGGGCAGTGCTGCATCGCCATCGCTGACCTTTACCGGCGACGAAAACACCGGCATCTATTCACCCGGCGCAGACCAAGTAGCCATCAGCACTGGTGGGTCTGGCAGGTTGTTTGTGAATAGCGACGGCACTGTCAGTGTTGGCAACGCGTTGACGTTTTCGGGTGCAACTTCCCTCGGGCTGCGAGCCAGCACAAATACAGCAGTCGGGAATCTGCTTGTCCTCCAAAAGTCAAACGATGGGACTAACCCTGCAAATATCGCCTTCTGCAAAAGTAGAGGAACTGCGTCATCCCCCACAGCTGTACTAAGCGAGGATGTATCTGCCGCTTTCTTTGGTCTAGCTTTTGATGGAACGACGTATCAGAGCATAGGAGGGATTAAATACGTTGTTCAAGGTATAGCTGGAACCAATGATGTTAGTGGTTATATTACCCTTGATACGCGCCCGTCTGGTGTCGGCGCATTTACTCAAGAACGCCTGCGCGTCACATCGGACGGGAAGCTGGGGCTGGGGACTAGTAGCCCAGCCTCAATCCTGCACGTTAATCAAGACGTTTCAAGCGGCAACTATCAATCGCGCATAACACTAGAGAATACCGATCAGCGCACCATTATCGGTTCTTACTGGCAATCTGGTGTTGGAGCTTACTCTTTAATCCAAGCGACCAATCAAGCTGAAAGCACAGGCGAAGCACTTCTCCTCAACCCCTCCGGCGGCAACGTCGGCATCGGCACCACAGCGCCGACAAGCTTGCTTGAAGCCTCTGGCGCTAATTGTATTATTAAATCAAATGGTTCTACTGGATACGGCGCGTTTTATGCAAATGGTGCATCAGGGAATTCTTCTTATTACTTCCTCGCAACTGCAGGAACAGAAACAGCACGACTTAGAGCTGATGCACCCGGCGAGTTAGTTTTTGGAACCGGCTCATCTGGCACCGAACGCGCCCGCATCGACAGCTCCGGCAGGCTCTTGGTTGGCACGTCTAGTACACGTAGCGTTGCAGGAAACTTTGGCTCAACAACAAACCAGATACTGTTTGAAACTGTTGATATAGCAAGTTTTACTGCGGTTGGCAATAAAGCAGACAGCTCTGGGCCGCAGTTTGTTCTTGGTAAATCAAGATCAGGAGCTATCGGAGGCGTAACCGCTGTTCAAAATGGCGATGTTTTAGGCGTTATTAAGTTTGCGGGTGCAAACGGAACAGATTTAAGCAACGTCGGTGCAGAAATCTACACTGCAGTGGATGGCACTCCGTTTAGCTCCGGCGACACAACCGACCTCCCAGGGCGCTTGGTCTTCGGTACCACCGCCGATGGTGACAGTGGCCCGACGGAGCGCATGAGAATTACCAACGACGGGAAGTTACTCTTTGCCTGCATTGGCGACCCAAGCTCAACAATAAAAGGCGGAGCCTACATTGGGAGCGCTGCTTCTCCTTACTTCTCGTCTTCGGCTGGCACGTCAACCTCAACTTATACCCATTTCTATTTCATAAACGGGAACGGCACTGTTGGCAGTATTTCGACTAACGGGTCTGCCACTGCCTACAACACCTCCTCCGACTACCGCCTCAAGGAAAACGTCACCACTGTCACAGATGGCATCACCCGTCTGCAGCAACTGAAGCCAAGCCGCTTCAACTTCATCGCGGATCCCGCCAAGACGGTTGACGGCTTCCTCGCTCATGAAGTGCAGAGCGTTGTTCCTGAGGCCATCACTGGCGAAAAGGATGCAGTCGATGATGACGGAAACCCGATTTACCAAGGCATCGACCAGTCCAAGCTGGTGCCGTTGCTGACTGCTGCGCTGCAGGAAGCACTGGCTGAGATCGAGAGTCTGAAGGCTCGTGTTACTGCGCTAGAGCCATAAGTCCTACTCACATCGAGGTCTGGCTCAACTATCTGGAAATCCCGGATGGTTGGGCTTGACACGGGTGTAATGTGGTAGGGCAGCGAGTTTGCACCTCCTGCCCCTGGCCACAGTTCCCTAGAAACCATGACCCAAGAACCTTACCCGATTCCATCGGACGACGAGCTGCGAGCTTTCGCCGTTGACTGGTGGCAGCACTTTGGTTTTGTCGCAGATCCACGCCACGAAAAGGCAACGTACGTCAACGATGTGATCCACGCAGATCATTTCGCTTCATTTGCCCGCGACCTACTTGCTAAGTACGCCAAGTAGTCATTACCCCTAATTACCCATGCCCGTAACAACAATCAAACGCTGTCAATCTGAATTTGAGTGGTGGTGGACAGTTGAAGACTGCGCTGCCGAGTACGATGTAGAGCCTGGCTCTGGCCTCACCATCAAGTATCACGACGACAATGATCAAGTGGGTGAGATAAAGCTAAGCCTTAGCAAAGAAGACGCTCTTCTCATTCGTGATGCAATCAATCAGCTTTATCCGCCCTCTTAGCCGCTTCCACTTCTATGTCTGAACTTTCACCCACCGCGCAGGCAGTGCTAGATGCTGCCAATGGTGCCCAATCCTATGGCTCAGATGATTGCCTCAACGAATCTCGCTGGATTGCTGCCGCCGCCCTGCGAGCTGCTGCGGATCACGTTGATCACGACTGGTCAGGCTTTAACTGCGTTGATGCTTTGTGCGAAATCGCCGCTGAGCTTGAAGCCCAGTAGTCACCTTCACTAAGGCGGGCAACCGGCCTGTTCAACAGGTTGCACCCACCAATAAGCTGGAACATCGCCACCTCATCCATGGCTAAAGCCGCGCCTGCACCTGAACCGACCGTTACGGTTGCTTGGAACATCGCCAACCTCGAGCGCGAAACCGCCGATGGCTATGTCTATACAGCGCACTACACCGTTGACGCGACAGACGGCACCTACTCAGCTGGTGCCTATGGCTCCATCGGGTTTGAGCGCCCCGAACAGCTGATCCCATTTAAGGATCTCACCAAGGATCAGGTAATTGAGTGGGTCAAGGAAGTCCTTGGTGATGACAAGGTGCTAGAGATCGGTCAGGCACTGCTTAGCCAGATCGAAGAACAGCGCCAGCCCACCAAGCAAGCTGGCGTACCGTGGCAGTAAAAGCCAAAACCGGCACCGCGCGGATCGATCATCAGCCCGGACCGCCTAAGACGACACGCGCTGGATTCGGCCAGCACTCCCGGCCCCGGCGTCGCGGTAAAAAGCCCTTACGCGGTCAGGGTCGGTAAGCTGAAGGGGTAGCCCCATAGCGCCATGATCGAAGTCATCGCCGCCGTTGCTGGCGCTTCTATATCAGTTGCCGCCATGGGTGCTGCTGGTTTCAGCCGCAAATCTGATGAAGCCCGCGAGGCCGTAATCCGTCTCACCTCAGCCGTGGAGCACATCGCTTCACAGCTCGAGGTGCTTCACACTGATATCAAGGAAGACCGCAAAGAGACATTCGGCCGGCTATCGACGGTAGAGCAACGGGTCTCTAGGTTGGAGGCATCACCCAACCGCTAGCAATGGAACAGGCAACCACTCTCGCTATCGTCGCGATCATCGTCGCCGCTGGCTCTGAAATCATTGCCATCAGCCCTCTGAAATCCAACAGCTGGCTGCAGCTGCTATTTCAAGCGCTGCGCCTTATGTTCCCAAAGCAGCGCCGCTGAATCATGGCGAACGACGCGCCAATCTCATTGCAGCAGCTCTTCAAGTATTACAAGGGCCAGCCGCATCAGACCGCCGCGATTCAGCAGCTCGAATCCGATCTCTCCGCCAACGGCTACGACGCCGCGATGCGCCGAGATCGCGCGTGGTTTCAAACGTGGAGCCAAGACGGCAAGCAAACTGATCTGGCCGCGGCCATCAAGCTCGTTAAGGAGTTCGAAGGCTGCCACCTCAGCGCCTACCCCGATCCACTGAGCGGTGGCGATCCGTGGACCATCGGCTATGGCACCACGCGCTACAGCAACGGCAATGCCGTGAAGCGTGGCGACAAGATCAACGTGATCGAAGCCGACATGCTGCTGCGCCTCGAAATTGACCGCATCACAGACAAGCTGCGCACCAGCATTCCGCACTGGAATGTGATGGATGACAACCAGCGCTCGGCGTTGGTGAGCTTCGCCTACAACCTCGGTGCTGGTTTCTACGGATCCGCTGGATTCGAGACCATTAGCAAGTGCCTGCGTGAGCGTGATTGGGCCGCAGTGCCAGCAGCGCTGGAGCTCTATCGCAACCCTGGCACCCCAGTTGAGGCTGGACTATTGCGCCGCCGCCGCGCTGAGGGCGAGCTATGGGGCAGCCATGCCAGCCAGGCAGCACCGGAGACTGCGAAGCTACGGCCCGGCAGCCCATTCACGGCACGGATCACGCCGCACATCCGGCTGGGAGAGTTCGCCTTGGATCAGGAGGCCAGGCGCTTTCAGAATCAGGGCCAGCTCGATATCGCAGCGGAGCTAGCCGCATTCCTTGAGCGCGTGCGCGTGCAATTCGGCGGCAAGCCTATCGTGATCACATCGGGCTATCGCCCGCCTGCTATCAATGCCGCAGCCGGTGGCGCGAGCAACAGCGAGCACATCTACAAACCCGGTTGCGGTGCGGTCGATTTCTACATCGATGGCGCCGATATCTACGCGGTCCAGAACTGGTGCGATAAGAACTGGCCATACTCAATCGGATACGGCGCCTACAAAGGTTTCATCCACGTAGGCATCCGCAGCAGCAAGGCTAAAGTCCGCTGGGATTATTGAGGGCCTGTGCTCGTTCCTGATCATGAAATCCGGCGGCTGTGCAAGCAGCACGCCATGGTGATGCCGTTCGATGAAGAGCTGCTGAACCCGGCCAGCTTGGATGTGACCCTAGGAAGCCGGATCATGATCGAGGTGGCAGAGACACCTGAGCTGCAGGTGGTCGATATTCTCGGCCACACGGCAGATGATCCATACCTGATCCAGCCGGGCGAGTTCTTCCTGGCTGAAACCCGTGAGATCTTCAACCTGCCGAATCACATCGGCGCTCAGTTCGTGCTCAAATCCAGCCGCGCACGTGAGGGCTGGGATCATGCTGAGGCCGGCTGGTGTGATCCCGGTTGGTATGGCAGCAGGCTCACGATGGAGATCTGCAATCAACGCCGCCTGCATCCGCTCGGCATCTGGCCCGGCATGAAGATCGGGCAGATGAAATTCATCTTGGTGAGCGGCACTGTTGAGCGCAGCTACGCCGAAACCGGAAGATATAACGCAGACCTGGGCGTTACATCATCCAAGGGCTAGCGTTCAATCGGAGAGCCAAAGGTCCACTAAGCGCCGGCCTGAGCAACTGGCGCTTTTTTTCATGGGATGCGATAGCTCACCCATCCGTAGGCGATAGATCTTGTTTGGCGCTTCGGCAGGATCATCCATTGGAATCATCGTGTAATCATCGCAGCCGTGCGATTCAGCGAAGTGGCTGGCGGCTGTGTGGCTGAGGAACGGGCCAACGTGCCACGGGCCGATGCGGAGGATGTAGGTCATGCGCGAGACCGTAGCGCGAATCCTGCGCTGCAATCCCATAGCAAATCTGTAATCCCATGAGACTCAGTGGCGACCGCTACCGTTAGCCAAGCGGCGGCCAGCCCATGCGGGCGTTCTACCTAGAGATCTCCGCCAAGCTGATCATCCGCTCTGATACGGAGCCGGATGATTTGCCTGCTGATATCTATAGCCATCTGGCTGAGTTCATCCCATCCGATGAGGACATCATCGATATCGAGGTGAACTGCGTTCCTCTGCCGCCAGACCTTGGATCGCCATCACATTGAAGAGACGCGCCTGATCACACGGCGGTCAGCACGCGATCAGATTCTCCTCGCCTGGAACTATCGCTGCGCCTATTGCGGCGATCAGCTGGGTCGGTCGCCAACGCTCGATCACATCATCCCAAAGGCGCATGGCGGGCTAACGGTGCGCAGCAACATGGTGGCCTGCTGCTGGGCGTGCAACTCAAGCAAGGGGCACAAACCATGGGTCGATTGGTATCGCGCTCAGCCCTTCTGGACCACGCTCGGAGAGTGGGCAATCGCGCAATGGTTAGGGCAGGATGCGACTACACACCCACAGCGCGATCAGGCACGTCGCCCAATACTCGACGATGAGGATCAGCACATCGCGTAGCATCAGCGGGCCAGCAGATGATCGAGATACAGCTCCGCCTGCCATAGATCGGAGCTATACCGGCAGACACTACCGACGCAGCTGCGGTAGTAGACCTCACCCTGCACTGGCATCAGGGTTTCGATGTAGCCGCCGTCTCGGTCAGTGCGGCTGATGACTTCCGTGCCGAACATACAACTCGCACCTGGCCGCGTAACGGCCGCCGCTTCTCTTTGATTCTGGCAACTCAAAAGCGCAGCGCTGCCTGCCCATATCCCACTGCTGACAATCCCAGCACATCAATGGCTCATCAGGCCGTAACTTCCGCCGTGCGGCCTGGTAGAACTGCTGGGCCTTCAACAATGCTGGTTGCAGCTGAATGGCACCGGTATCCATCTCAATCTGATGCTCTGGCTTGGGCCCCAGAATCACTCGAGCGTGCCAGGTGCGATCTGAGCGACTGCACAGCAGCAACAATCGGCCGCCGTGCAGGCTGATCATTCCACCTCGCCTGCCGCTGGCTGGTGATAGATCCGCTCGAGCAGCATTGAAGCCGGCTCGCTTGGCGTATCGGTCACATACGCGGCAACCGGATCAGTGCCATCAGATGCCACATAGATGCAGGGGTAGCCGTATGGCTTCACCACCACTAGCCCGGTGTTACGGCTGCGCGTGAGAATCCGAAGCGCAAGGCGCTCGAGGATATTCAGGCCCGGCAGCTGTTGCATCATCCCTCCAGTTTGGCAATCAATCGCTCGATATACCATCGGCACTTGCGGGCATCCTCGAGGGCGTTCCCTTTGCACCAGATCCGCAGCAGATATTTCAGCGCCTGGCCCTGCAGATAAGCGGGCACCATGTGGGGCGCATCGCTCACCGCAGCCTCGATCACATCAATCGCCTCGACTGGGCCGCGGCGGTAGTGCGGTGGGTTAATCGGGTCGGTCATGCCGCAACCTGCCGCTCGGCATTCTTCCAGCGCTTGCGGTTCACAATGTCGCAAACGTGCGCGGTACTGATGCCATAGGTCAGCGCGATATCGAGCATCGTCTGCCCCTTGGCGTACAGCTCGCGGATCTCGATGGCGTTCTGCGGCGTCAGCACGGCAGTGCCTGGGATGTGGCCGGCCTTGAAGCGGTGGGGGTTGCCGTTCACTTCCACTTGTCTCTCAGGAGCTGCTGACGGCACGCCTCGATGGCCTGCTGCGCATTCTTCTGTGTCATCACTGACTCGGTTGCATCCATGGCACGCACCACGCGATCTAGTAGATCGGGGTAGTACGTGTCGCGGAAATTGGCGGCCAGGTCACGGGCAAACTCATCCCAGAGGCCGGTATAGGTGCAGCGCAATGGGTGACCGTATGGCAGGTCATCACGACCGCTGCGCTGATAGAGCGCCTCCATCATGTCGACGCGTTGCTGATCCAATCGAATGCGGTCGTTCATGGCTCAAGTAGCTGGGAGATGTGTTGCAGTTCAGCGCAGAGCTGCTGAGTGCGGGGTATGGCACGAAGCTGCTGGATTCTGAAATCGATCAGATGCTGCAGGCGCTCGCGCTCATCCTGCCGCCCTTGCTGGTATGCGCCGGAGTCTGTGATCAACTGATTGATGCGGTCGCGGATGGTGCTCACGCCACCTCCACTGCAGCGGCATCTGGCCAGCGGGCATGTGCATAGCGCTTAGCGGCGGCCTTCGATTCCGCACGCGTGTACCAAGTGACTGGCCGGGCGCTCTTGGGGTAGACGATCACTTTGAAGTCACGCACGCGGGCGTTGTGGCGTGGGCGGCTGACGCCCTCGCCATAGCTTCCAAGGGTCTCAGGATCAGTGCGCCACTGGAATGCAGCAACCTCAGCCATGGCAGTTCGGATCAGTAACGGTTCCAGGGTTCAGCCATTCGATCTGGTTCCACCAAGGGAGCCACGTATCGGCGGCGATCAATTTGGCCTCGGTGAGGCTATGCGCTGAGATGCACTCAACGACGTTGGCGGAGCGGATCTGAAAGTAAAAGCGGCGTTCAGTCATGGCGCACCACCTGCTGCGTGCCGGAGTGAGTGGGGCTGTGATGTGCGCCGGATTCAATGCCGATCATCGCGAACACGGCCGCGGCGATTAGTAGACAGATGGCGTTGTTAATGCGGTTCATCATCGTGTGATCCTTGCGATGCGGTCGTTTAGGCGATGCAGCCACTGGCCGAACATTTGCCCGGCGACGTACATGGCCACAATGATCTCTGCGAGCTGGGCTGTCCATAGGTAGAACGTTGGCCCCCAGTCGCTAGTTAGGAGGCGTTTCATGGTGTGGGTGTAATGGGGTGCCGGGCCAACCGGCGAAGCGGGCTTATTCAGGCCGTGTTGATCTCGAGGTGTAGGCGTCGTGTGATCTGTTCCGCCCCATGGCCTCTTGTCTGCATGGAGAGAATCCCGCGCCGTCTATCGGGCTTGTGGCGTGATCTGATCCTACACCGTCTGCGGTGTACGCGCTAGGGGTGCAGTCACATTGCGTTACACGGCGTCGCTGCCGACTGCCAATTCGACCGGCACGCGCAGTATCGGCACGCTTTTCCCTGATCCTTGCGTGCGCTGCCAGCCCACTACAGCCACGCTCACAGGCAACTCGGCCGTGTACCAAACATGCCGGCAGCTATTGCAACGGCGTTGCCTAATCACGCGATCCTCAAGCGCTCCATTGGTATAGGTTGCGCGAATCTCACAGCAACCGCACCGGGGACAGTTCACAGCCTCGCTAGCCTGACGTTGTACACCACCACTATGGCACCATGAACTTCGGTGAGTGGATGGCTGTCCAGCTGACGCCTGAGCAGCAGTTTGAAATAGAAAAGCAGGCTCGTAGCCTGCTCAACAGCCCTGACGCCGGCACCATGGCAGCGGCTTTGCTTAAGCAAGCCTGCTATCAGCAACAACTGCTGCAGCAGGCCGTGAACGAGATCGCTCGCCTTGAGTGCGAGCTGATGGGGCGGCCCTAGAACAGGTCCGGCTCAATATCAACCACCACGCCATCGGTGGCAGCGGCCAGGCTTTGCGCGGCAGCGGTCACCTGCGCAGCAGCGGGGGCAGGGGGCACCCAGTCACGCGGCGGCTGCGCAACAGCACTCACATACGCCAAACCCTTCTGGCTGGTCTTCTTCCAGCCGCTGATGGGCACCTGCACGCTGCCGTATTGATCTGGCGTCTGGCTGAGCACGAATGCGCAGAAGGCATCCAGCTCTTCGACCTTCACGTTCATCATTCCCGAAAAGTCGATCTTGCTGTCGGGCTTGGTGCTCTTGAAGATGCTCAGGTTCAGTTTGAAGCTCATTGCTGTCCGGGGGTAATGGTGTTGGCCTGTTCGTAGCGCTCCACCTCGGCCAGGGGATAGAGCACGAAACCGGGCGTGCGGAAATAAGCAGGGCCCTTGCCGGCATCACGCCAGCGCTTCAACGTGTCGCGGTGCAAGCCCCATCGCTGCGCAAGCTGGGGTGCGGTCAGATACTCAGAAGAGCTCATCCTGATCGGCCTCCACTGATGAAGCAACGGGCTCAGGTGCAGGTGCTGGCTGGGCGATCGCGGCATTGAGATCCGCCACGCTGGTCTCAGTCACGGTGACCGGCTGCACATCGAGCACTTCCTCTTGGCTCTGCATCCCGAGCAACATATCGCTGGCGTACAGACGGCCCCAGAAAGACGCTGCTCTGTATTGGATCATGATCTCCGGGAAGGTCTGCCACTTTGACCCCTGCTTGGTGGCCCATCCTTCTTTCTTGGCCATCGCCATCGTGATGGTGGGGCCCTTGAGCTCCTGGCCGCTGGCGAGATCCTTAGCGACCGCATAGCAAGCGAGCGAGTCGCCCTCGCCGCTGAGTTCAAACCGCAGCGGGCTGAACCGGCCGCAGCCGTTCACCATCGCAATGATGAAGCTGCTGCTCCAACTGGGGCGGCCATGGATCACGTGCAGATGCTGCATGGCCAGGAATGGACTGATGCCCATCCGGCCTGCGATCTCGAGCGCCACCAGGCAGTTGGCAAAACCCTGCTGCCCTTGGAACTGCGGCGGGATCAGCGTGCTGCTGGCGAGGGCCTTTGCGATTCGCTGGGCGTCCTCGAATGCTTGGATGCCCGAGAACACCGAGCCGCCGGGGCTGGTGGTTGTAAGTGCTGTGCTGTCAGTCATTGAGATACTCTTCCTCAGATAGGCGGCTCTTGCCTGAGATCAGGCAATCAACGCTGGGATGATGGCTGGCGCAGATAAACACCGACTTGTCCCCGCAAACAGGGCATGTAACCGGATCGAACTCGCGGGTGTGGGCAAGGGATTCCTGAGCAATCGCCAACAGCAACGATGCACAAGTGGGACAATCCCAAGTGTGAGCTGTCCAACTAACGCTGTGTTCAGGTTCTCCGTATTCCTCGTTCCCTGAGCGGAATCCATCGGCAATCGGAATCTGGCGGGTAGTTCGGATCATCAGTACATTTCGATTTCGGTTGTGGCCTGCTGCTGGATGGTGGCGCCAGTCATCCACGCCGGCAGGCTGATGGTTTCGATCTGATCGCTGTAGCTCGGCCAGCTGTCAGCAGCACGGCAAACGGCCAGCTTGCCTAGATCCTTCATGGCCTGTTCGTAGCCGCGATCAGTCATTACCTCATCAGCGGCATAAACCGCCACGGCGTATGGCGCGGTCGATTCCACGCAGATGAAGATGAACTGATCCGGGCGCTTGCCGGTGGCATGCTCAACCCCGTTGAGATACCAAGCTGCCTGCACGTGATAGCGGTAATCAGCAATGCTGCGCATGAAGCCGCGTGGGCTGGCGTCACGTGTGGTCTTGAGATCCACCATGATGCTGCCGTCATCCGTGAGCCAGTCGGGGCGACATTTGCACTCCAATCCATAGGTGGCGTCGGTCCACATGTGCGTGGTCTCAGCCTTGCCCGGCAGGCCCAGCAGCATTGCTGCACCGGGATGACGCATGATGCTGCGCCCCATGGCCATCACCACCTCGGCATCGTCGGCGGTGATCACGGTCTTGCGTTTGGCAGCGGCCTCGAACGCGGCCCATTGCTCTTTGCCTTCCTTAGTCCGGCGGTTGATGTCGCTCGGGGCCACCGCGATTTGATTGTCCCATTGGTCCAGCTCCAGCACGTGTGTATGAAGCGCCGTGCCAAGACGCATGGCTGGGGTTGGCTCAGGCCAGACGCGGTTTGGATCGAGGTAGCGGGACCAGTAGTGCAGCCCTGATCGCGCGATGAGATCCAGATGAGACTTTGAGACAGCCGGATGTGCGTGATACGCGGTGTTGTCCATAGTTGCGGGCAGTTGCGGCCAAATACTAGCAGTTGCGGCGGGTTGCTTCAACTGGCAGCTGTTAGGATTCCGTCAAGTCACTAAAGAGACTGCATGGCCCAACCCATTGATTTGACGGGGCAGCGCTTTGGACGGTTGCTTGTTCAATCGTTCGCTTTTAGCCGTAACGCTGCTCACTGGAACTGCCGGTGCGACTGTGGTGGCTCAAGCGTTGTTAGAGCAGCACTGCTTAGAAACGGAACTGTTGCCAGCTGCGGTTGCGGATCGCGCAGGCAAGCTCGACTCAACTGCCAGAAGTGGTGGAGGAAAAACGAGCATATTCCTGAGCACTTGCGCTCAGGGCTAAAAAACTGCTACCGCAACATGTTGCGGAGATGCACTGATCCGACTGATAAACGCTGGATTTCTTATGGCGGCCGTGGCATCAATGTCTGCGCTGATTGGATCGGAACCGATGGACGACAGAACTTTTACGGATGGGCGCTAGAGGCTGGCTACAGCAAAGGTCTACAAATTGACCGCATTGATGTGCACGGGGACTACTGCCCAGGTAATTGCCGTTTTGTTGATGCCGTAGTTCAAGCAAACAACACAAGGCGCAACAGGATCATCACGTGGCAAGGTCGTTCAATGACTGCGGCTAACTGGGCCAGAGAGCTGGGACTTACTTATGCGTCAATCCAACATCGCTTGGATAGGGGTTGGCCCATGGAGCGCATCGTCTCTCAACCTCAGCGGAAACGTGGTCATGCTTAAGCTCCGCCCCTACCAAGAGAAACTTCTAGAAGATCTTCGCCAATCCATGCGGCAAGGGCATCGGCGCATCCTTGCTGTCATGCCGACTGGTGCTGGCAAAGGCACAACCATTGCCGTGATGGTGCAAAGCGCAGCAGACCGCGGCAAGCGTGTGCTGATCCTTGCGCATCGCAAAGAGCTGATTGCTGATCTGTCCAAGCGCATCAGTTGGCTAGGCATTGATCACGGCATTATTTGCGCCGGCTACTCAGAAGATCTGACCAAGCCAGTTCAAGTCGGCAGTGTGCAGACCATTGTGCGCAGGATCGACCGCATACCTGAACCATCCCTGATCGTGCAGGACGAGGCGCACCATTTAATTCGGGGCAACATGTGGGGCCGCATTGTGGATGCTTGGCCTGACGCCTATCTGATCGGCAAAACAGCAACGCCTGCCAGGCTCGGCGGTGAAGGCTTAGGCGAAGGTCACGGTGGCTACTTCACTGACATGGTGTTGGGCCCGTCAGTGGCCGATCTGATCTTTGCTGGCTTCCTATCGCCCGCACGGATCTATGCGCCACCAGTGGTCGCTGATCTGCAAGGCATTCGCTCACGTGGTGGTGATTACGCCAACGATCAGGCCGCGGCCGCTATGGATCGGCCCACGGTGACCGGCGATGCCATCGCCCACTACCAGCGCCTAGCAGCAGGCCAGCAAGCGATCGCCTTCTGCTGCAATGTCGCGCATGCCGTCTCAGTGTGCGACGCATTTAAGACGGCAGGTATTAGCGCCGAACTGTTGCTAGGCAATACTCCAGACCGCGAGCAGGTCGTGACCGCCTTCGCCAGCCATCGCATCCGCGTTCTCGTCACCGTCGACGTGGTCAGCGAAGGCTTTGATGTCCCAGCCGCCAGCTGCGCCATCCTGCTCAGGCCCACGCAATCACTCGGCCTTTACCTGCAGCAGGTGGGTCGTGTATTGCGCCCTGCGCCGGGGAAGCCTCACGCGCTGATCCTCGACCATGTGGGCAATGTCACCCGGCATGGGTTTCCAGATGATCCGCGCCAGTGGAGCCTGGCAGAAGGCGTCGTGCGCAGCCGCAGCACCGCAGCCCCATCAGTGCGCACATGCCCGCAGTGCTACGCCGCGTTTAAGCCCCAGCCGATCTGCCCGATGTGTGGGGCAGCCTGCGCACCTATACGCAGCACCAAAATCCGCCAGTTGGTGGGCGAGCTAAAAGAACTCAAGCGCGAGCAAGTGCAGCAACGCATCGCAGATCGCGACCGCGCTAAGCGTGAACGCCAAGCAGCTCGCACCCTCCCCCAACTGCTCGCCTTGGCCAAGGAACGCGGTTACAGTCCCGGCTGGGCGTATCGGATCCATGCCGCTAGAGGCGGGCGATGACTCTCAGGCTCCTCGACACCTTCGCAGGCATCGGCGGTTTTTCTCTCGCAGCGCATCAACTCGGCGGCTTTCAGACCATCGGCTTTGTAGAGCGCGAGCCGTTTTGCCAGAAAATCCTTTCAAAGAACTTCGCCGGCATTCCGATCTATGACGACATCACCACTTTCAATCCAGAGCCCGGCTCAGCTGACGTTATTTGCGGTGGGTTTCCCTGCCAAGACATCAGCACTGCAGGCAAACAAGCCGGTATCAAGGAAGGCACTCGGTCTGGTCTCTTTTACGAACTCATGCGAGTCGTTCGCATGGTTCGACCCCAATACGTCGTCTTGGAAAACGTCGCAGCGATCCTTGCTAACGGATTGGACACCGTTCTCGGAGAACTGGCCGCGGCAGGGTTTGATGCGGAGTGGGCATGTATACCAGCAAGTGCTGTGGGAGCCTGCCATCAGCGTGACCGATGGTGGCTTGTTGCCTACCCCAGTGCGCCCAACTGGCGGAAGGAGCGTGCCCGAGGATGCGGTACGCAAAGGACTGAGCGCATACAAGGACGGCAAGAAGATGCAGGTGGATCTGCAAAATCATTTGAGGTGGATGCTGCCAACCCCCAAAGCAGCAGACGGCGAGCGAGGCAGGGACAAGGCACGCACCAGGCCGGATACCAAAGCGAGGGAACTGGCAACTTCAGTGCGGGATCGGCTGCTCCCTACTCCAACGACCAACGACAGCAAGAACAGCACACTACCGCCGTCGCAGATCAACAGGGATGGCCTAGCTGGAACGATGCTCCGCGACGACTCAATCCCGACTGGCGAAGCTACGTATCTAAACCCGTCCTTTGTCGAGGAGATGATGGGCTTTCCGGTCGGGTGGACCGCCTTAAAGCCCTAGGCAACGCTGTGGTGCCACAAGTCGCCATGATTCCATTGCAACGCGTTCTGGATCTGCATTGTGGCCAACGCTGAGACGGACCTACAGCAACGCATCCGCCTCGCACTCGGAACATCTCCTAATTTGCGTCTTTTTAGGAATCAGGTAGGCAGTCTCCCTGATCCGCGAACGGGCAGGCTCGTGACCTTTGGGCTGGCCAAGGGCTCAGCAGACCTGATCGGCTGGCGCACCATCACCATCACGCCCGACATGGTGGGCCGGCAGGTAGCCGTGTTCACCTCAATCGAGGTCAAGACACCCACCGGGCGCGTACGCCCAGAGCAAGCTGCATGGCTCAGCGCCGTCACGGGCGCAGGCGGCATCGCAGGCATCGCTCGCTCCGTCGCAGATGCGTCGCAAATAATCTCCTGAGATTGCTTGGCAAGGTTGGCAACTGACGCCATGATGCGCCGGCCTTCATCGCCAACCCGTGCCAGATCTCCTACAGCAGCTCGCCATCCTTCCTGATGACTGGGGCTATGTAGCCGTAGGTCACGGCAAACGGCCCTATCAACCTCAGTGGCAAAAGAACCCACTCACCAAGCAGCAGCTCACCGTTGAAATCAATTCAGGCCGTGCCGTCGCAATCGGCGTTATCGCTGGCCCCCAATCCGGTGGTCTCCTCTTCGTCGATCACGATGGCATCTCAGCCGGTGAGATCCTCGACAAGCTCGGCACACCGCTCAGCGATCTGCCCAAGTCTTGGGCCGTCACATCAGGCCGCAACGGTCGCCTGCAGATCATCTATCGCGTCCCCCCCGACTACTGGGATGCGATCAGCACCCGTAAGTTCAAAACCGGCAAGCACGACGATGAAGGCAAGCTGGAGCAGCTCGAGCTCCGCTGGACAGGCTGCCAATCCGTCGTAGCCGGTGCTCACCCAACCACCTCCGGCTATCGCTGGCTAAAAGGCCGCGGCCCAAATGACCTCCCACTAGCCGATGCGCCGCTAGCCCTAATTGAGCAAATGCTGCCGCAGCAGCAGCCCGCACCCCAGCAGCCGCTCATCCCACCTCCGCAACCACGCCAGTCCGATCGCACCGATGAAGACTGGGCGCGCATTTGGCTAGATGCACTCAAGCCATGGCGCGCTGATGACTACGACGAATGGATCGCCGTTGGCCAGTGCCTTCAATCAGTCGGTGATCACATGCTCGCTGACTGGGAGGCATGGTCCCGTCAATCCGCCAAATGGGAATCAGGCTCGTGCGAATACCACTGGCGCACCTTCTCAGCTGATGGCAAGCGCGACATCCGCCACCTCTGCAACCTCGCCAAAGAAGACGGTTGGGAGCCAAAGCAACGCCAACTGCCGCCCTATCAATCCGCCACCACACCAGCCACACAGCAACCTGCAACACCATCACCAGCACCCGACAAGCCCACCAAGCTTGAGGCCAAGGAGCTGCTCACCATGCTCCGCCAACCCGAACACGACGGCTCCCCACGCTTTCGCTACAACCTCTTCACTCAGCAGATCGAGATACGCGGTGCAGTAGCTGAAGGCGTCGAACGCTTTTATCTCCAGCTCGCAGAGACCGGATACAAAGTCGGCAAGGAGATGGCGCTCGACTGCCTTGTTGAAGTAGCGCACGAAAACCCATACGACCCCGTGGCCCTTTACCTCGACCATGTAGCCGCACAAGTACAGCCCACCTACATCGACCGCCTTGCATCCACCTACCTACGCCCAGAAGACGCCGACCTGCCTGAGCCCACCCTCTATGACCACATGTTGAAGAAGACCCTCATCGGCGCCGTCCGCCGCATCTTTGAGCCCGGCTGCAAGCACGATTACGCCTGCGTCCTAATGGGCGATCAAGGCGCACGCAAGTCTTCTTTCTGGGCTGCGCTCGGTGGTCCCTTCTTCTCTGATGCCCTGCGCGACATCAGCTCAAAAGATGACCTAATGGTGCTGCACCGCTCCTGGCTCATGGAGTGGGCCGAGCTGGATCACATCACAAGCAAGAAACACGCCGGCCAAGTTAAAGCCTTTCTCTCCCAATGCACCGACATGTATCGCGTGCCTTACGGCAAGGCCACTGAAGCCTTCCCACGCCGCTGCATCATCGTCGGCTCCACCAACCGCGATAGCGGTTTCCTGGTGGACGAAACCGGAAACCGTCGCTTCTGGGTGATCCCCGTCTCCTGCACCCTCCAGCGCCCCATCGACGTGCCCAATCTCCTGATCGAGCGCGATGCCATCTGGTCAGCTGCTGTAGCTGCTTACAGGGCCGGAGAGGGCAACGAGCTGGCCGTTCAGCACCTCGCTGCCGTTGAAGCCGAGAACGTCGCCTACGTCGTCGAGTCCCCCTGGATGGCACCCATCCAGAAGTGGCTGGCAGCACCAAGCAACGACGGCAGACCCATCACCAGCGAGCTGCTGCTCAACGAGGCGATCCTCAAACCCATCGAACGTCAGACCCGCGGCGACCAGATGCAGGTGGCATCCATCCTCAAGGACCTCGGCTACCGCAAACGCCGGCAGATGATCGACGGCGCCCAGAAGTGGGTTTTCTTCCAACCTCGCTAGAGCTGGTTGGCAACCCCAGATCCCTTGCAGCGCATGGCGTCTTCTTACCTTGCTAACTATCTAACCTTTATAAAAGAGTAATAGTAATAAGAGGAGGAGGGGGGGGAGGGGGGATTTCCTGGCTCCTAAGGCGAAGGTAGGCAAGTTGGCAAGTTGGCAACCCCATGGATGGGGGCACCCCAGTCCCCCTACCCTTGGCACATGGCCATCCTTCTCACCATTGATCAGCAGGGGCTCGACAAGCTCTCGCGCTTTGGCTCGGCCGTGCAGAAGCAACTACCCTTTGCCACCTCCGTCGCCCTTAACGCTGTCGCCTTCGACGGCCGCACAGCAGCCAACAGCGCAACCGTTGGCGCGTTCAACAAACCAACCCGCTTCACGCAGACCGCCTTCTTGGTTCAGAAGTCCACCAAGCGCGATCTGCAGGCCGCCATCTACGCCAACGACGCACCCGGCAAGAACCGCGCCAAATACCTGCGCTATGGCATCCAAGGCGGCGCACGCCCAGCCAAGGGCTTTGAGCGCTACTTCGCTGGTGTATCCAACGACGGCACAATTCCGCAGGGCACCACCCTCGTACCGACGCGCAACGTCAAGCTCAACGCCTCCGGCAACGTATCCCTCGCCACACTCAAATCAATCGGCAAGGGGCTAGGTGGCAATGCCCGGGGGGGCTTCTTTGTAGGCACCCCCCGGGGTGCAGGCACCCGCCCCCCTGGCATCTACCGCCGCAGCCGCGAGCGCCTGTTCGCCTACTTCATCGCCAAGGAAGCGCCGACCTACAGCTCACGGTTCAACCTGCCGGACATCGCAGGCAAGGTCATCAAGCGCCGCTTCAATGACTACTTGATGAGCAGCCTTGAGAAAGCACTGAGCAATGCGCGATAACTTTTGCGCAACAGCCTGGGGCAGGAGGGGAGAGTGGGTGCATCGATGATCGCGACCGCGACGACGCCCGACCCCGCCCCATCACTTGCAGATACCCGGCACCCTCCCAACGTTTATGGGTCCTTCCCACCCCATCCTGTGTGGGTCGTTCATCGG